TGTGATTGCAGTATTTGTTGCCATTGATGTTCCTACATTTACCAAAGCTTTTCCGCCCGCAGAATAACCTGAAGGTGAAGTTACTTCATTTGGTGTTGTGTAGTTTGTTGTAGACTTTCCCAAAGTAGCAGAGTTAGTGAACATTGCTAACTTAAATGTGTCTCCACCTGGATTGGAAAAGTTATGTTTTGCTTCTATTAATTCTTTTTTAAAAGAATTACAGATTGCGTTTGTTGTTATTGCCATTGTTTTCTCCTTTATATTTTAAATAATGTTTTCGGCGATGGCGAAGGTACCTGTATTCGAGGAACTCCGTCATCAAATTCTCCACGTCTTCTTCTCCCCATTTGTTGAAGAGCAAAATTTTGTGTTTCTTCATCATACTTTGTTTTGTAGAGGTTGTATATATCCTGTGGTCCTTTTAAATATCTTAAAGCTTCTGCTAAAACGCCATGTAATAATAAAGCTTCTTGATATTTAGATAACAAAGTATCAGTCGTTGACGTGAATTTTGGTGGATCTTTAATGAAATTTATCTGAATTGTATCAGCCACTGCAGGAGTCGGAGCCACTAGAATAACAGGTCCTTGTTGCACATTATCCTCCCAATTAGCCCAATATTTAGGGGTTCCTTCAGTTCCATCATTGTTATATTCTGAAATAAAACTTGTATCTCTTTTTTCTAAAAAGGTTCTATCGCCATTTGAAGCTATATGTTGAACCGATCGTACTACCATACAATCAGCAGGTAAAACTACATATCTTTTACTCGCTGTAAAAGTAGATGTAGAATATTTTCTTAAATCATCATAATCAACCTTACCAGCTATATCTAATTCAACATTTCTTATAAAATCTTGAATAATAGCATCTGTTAAAACATTACTATCTACTTCAGTATAGTTTCTTACTTGAGTTAAAAAATTTGAATAAGTTATTGCCATTATGTTATACTCACTGTTACAGAACCTAAAACCATTCCTAATTGTCTTCTTCTATTTTGTAATGATGGATCTTCTGGAACCATTGTTGATATAGAAGTTGTTATTCCCCACGAAGTTGTTTGATAAGTTTGTACTCCAAAAGCAAACATACCAGGTAAAGTTAAATTGGCCACTGCCACCGTTGCACCACCTGAATTAACCATTGTAGGATCATTAGGTGCAAAAATTGGATTTAATTGATCCATAGGAGTTGCAGCTTGAAATCTTTGAGGTCTTGTATTTTGTAAAGCAATAGCATCAGCGAAAGCCTGTCTTCTTCTAATTTGAGGTTGCTTAGGTTCATATTCTGAATAATGAACTAATGAACCATTCCATTCTTTAACCATTTCTTGATAAGGAAATGCCATTCCTGATCTGTCTGAAATTGATTGTGATCTTTTACCTGTTGCCCATTTTGCCATTTTTATACTCCTTCAGGAAAAAATATTTGAGGAGAAATATAAGTAGAAGTTCTTTGACCATCTTCGTCTAAAGCTCTTTTTAATTCATCCTCATAGATTAATTTATTTTGTTGTACTATTGCAGGTGCTTTTTTCATTGCTAAGTAGTACGCTAGTCCTGCACACATGCAGGGTAAAAATCGGTAAACTACATCAGGTGTATTTGAATAAGCTCCTGCGTCTTCAATTCTTCCAATATAAAAATATTTAAGATAAGTGTATGTAGTTGTGTCTGGAGCTGTATATAAAGTAATAGTTGGATTAACATCTCTTCTTACATAATACTGAGAAGGTTGACCCTTAGATAATTTATTTGGTAATGCTGAATAAGCTGATCGGTCTATTTTTGTAATGGCTACATCTTGTGTATCAGAATCTCCTTGTCCCGAAACATTTTGTACTTCTAAGCCAGCACTATGTGCAACTGCAGTAGAACCTAAAGCTCCTCTCGTTGCTCCTGTTAAAGTATGGGTACTTTTACCTGTGTAAGTAATATATTCTGATTGAATTTTAATAGTACCACTAGTTCCAAATGCACTACCGTCCGTTAAAACAATAGAAGTAGCTGAGGAAGTAAGTGCCGTACTTAATGTGCCATTAGCTGCTCCCGAACTAGAAACAAAAGCTTCTAAAACATCACTACAATCTGTAGGAGTAGCATAAGTTGCTTGCCCATTAACTAAAAGTTGTTGATGTTGTTTTACTTTCCATAAATGAATACCTCTATTTCCCCATTCAGAAAATAATATATTTAAACTTCTTCTTGCTGTTTTTAAATCAAATCCTGAATTGGTACTTAAGCCACATCTTTCAAAACCTTCATTAATTACATCATCAATATTTAAATCAAAATTTGTAGTGTTTGATGTTGCCATTATAATATATCCTTATAGTAATTCATTCCGCCCCTATTGTACTGAGGAGTAGATTGAGAGATTTTTTTAGCTTCTTCTTCAGCATCTTCTCTTGTTTTAAATTTTTTTAAATATCTTTTATTATATTTAGTAGGATGTTTAGCTGAACGCACACTAGGTTCGTTAAACCAAAAATCCTCTTTAGCTTTTGGAAAAAGTTCTCTGTATCTTCTAGTTCTATTTTTTTCATGAGTCATTATAATATATCCTTATAATAATCTATCAATCCACCAGTAGATTTTTTAGGTGTTTTCATGTGTTTATAAACATGTGGAAAATGCTCTCTTACATCTCTTCGCGCTTCCATAGCCGCCGATGTCTCTGACATATGAATTCTGTAGTCGTTATAAAGTTCTTTAAATTTTTTTTGTATTGCCTTACCCGCTTTGGGCATATATTTTTTTCCAACATCCCAAATAAGTTTACCCCTGTTAGCATGTTCAACTCCTCTGATAATACCTTTATTTCTTGAAGCATAAAAAACATTTTTAGCTTTATTTTTGCCATATTTTGCTTCCATGGCTCCCATAATTTTTTTGCCTTTATCTGTTAGTGGCATTATCAGTCTCCTTTTTAGCGGCCGCTTTGGAAGCGTATAACTTCTCCTTTTTGCGGTTGTACAACTTCTTCGATTGTATCACTTTTTGTCTAAACTTTGAAGACCTTAGGTTTTTTGCTATTGGGTTTGTAGATTTTTCCATGAGTTTTTAAACAAACTTTTCTAAATTTTGCTTTATTTGCTTTAGTCCACCCTCCCCCTAATCCAGGTTCGAGTTGTTTAGATATTTGTGCTCGAGTTATTGCCATAAACTATATTACCTTTTCAACGAATACTTTGTCAAATGTCTGTAGAAAACTCTCTAGATGGATAACTTTATTAAATTTATAGTCAAAACATCCTTTATATCCAAATTTAATTTTATAAACATCAGAAACATAAAGATGAATACCCCTTTTTCGGGCTAATAAATTATTAAAAAGATGAAAATAACCTGAATTAATACTTATATATCCCACACACTTACTACAAAACTCAGGTAACAATTCATAAGGAATATGTTGTAGTTGGGAAGAAGTAATAAAAGTAAATTTAGGAAATTTTTTTTTTAAGGTTTCTGTTACTTCTTTATAGTTCACAACACTTTTTTTCTTTGACCCAGTTTTAAGAGCTACGAGTATAGTGTTTTTTGCAACATCCCATTTATTCGTAGTTATTTCATAATAAGGAAAATGGTTTTTTTTAACCTTTAAAGACTCACAATATTGCTCAACTACATTCGTAGTATCTCTGAAATCTTTATTTGAAAGTAAATATTTAAACTTGTCATATTCAATATTTAATAATTCTCCATGGTCTATTTTAGAAAGATCTTCTAAAGCCAAAGATTTTTCAATGTAAGGTATATTAAGAAATAATTTAGGATACGCAGAAAATAAAATTATTTTTTTATTGTTTTCATTAGCATAGTTTCGTAAAGCCGTAGTGGCACAAAAATGATCACCTAAGCCTTGTTCCATAATATCGGTTAAAGCTATAACATCTGATTTTATCATAAGACCTCGTCATAAAGTATGTTTTCTTCTGGATTCTATCACTGCCGATTTAAGATTTAAACCTATCACATCTTGAAAAAAACTTATATAAGTTAATCGTGATTCCTCTCCCGTTATATTATATTCTTTCACTCCATGTAAGTGAGAGCTATCAAAAACAATTAACCTATTATACACGGATTCAAAATACATAGTTTCTTCAAATTGATCATTATTTTCTCTTAAAGCTTTTTCATAGCCTTCTGGTTTTATACCACTAAGGTAATATTGAGTTTTTATGTCGACATTTTTTTGACTACACCTAAAAGATTTAGGTTTATATAAAGAAGTTCCCCCTTTTTTGTTTTTAGATAAATAAAGCAAAGCTGTAAATTCAAAAGGCTCGTCCGAATGAATCCACCCTTCTTCTTTTGTTTTTATTCGTTGAAAAGAAGC